AAGTTGTGCCAATATCAATTAATTACCCTTTTTTCTTTAAACCTATTCAAGATGGTATGGATAGGCCAAAAACGGAATTAGCATATAGAATTCCTGCTTCTAAATTTACAAGAAGAAAATTAGATAATAGCGATTCACCAGAAGAACTCGAAGGACTAGACACAACAATTGACTGGAAAAATACAGGCGATAACTCCTATGATGGGGAAAAGTTAAAGCTTTTAGTTCATGATGAGAGCGGTAAATGGCTTAGACCAGATAATATATTAAACAATTGGAGAGTTACTAAAACTTGTTTAAGATTAGGTAGCCGCATTATTGGTAAGTGTATGATGGGATCAACCTCAAATGCTTTAGATAAAGGGGGAGATAATTTTAAGAAACTTTACTATGATTCAGATGTTACGAAAAGAAACCGCAACGGACAGACTAGTTCAGGATTATATAGTTTGTTCATACCTATGGAATGGTCCTACGAGGGATTCATTGATACTTATGGCGTACCTGTCTTCGACACTCCAAAAAAACCAATCAAAGGTGTTGACGGAAACGAAATAGAGTATGGGGTTATTGAGCATTGGCAGAATGAAGTTGATGGTTTAAAAAATGACCAAGACGGATTAAATGAATACTACCGCCAATTTCCAAGAACAGAGCAACATGCTTTTAGAGATGAGGCAAAACAATCTTTATTTAATCTTACAAAGATATATGAACAAATAGATTATAATGATGATCTAAGAAATTCAGCAGTATTAACGCGTGGAAGTTTTCAATGGGAACGCGGTATACAAGACAGTGCTGTAGAATTTTACCCGAATAAAGACGGAAGATTCTTAATTTCTTGGGTTCCACCTAAACATCTTCAAAACCGTGTGATAATAAAGAATGGGTTGAAGTATCCGGGTAATGATCATTGTGGCGCTTTTGGCTGCGATAGTTATGATATATCAGGAACAGTAGATGCAAGCAGAGGATCCAACGGGGCTTTACATGGATTAACAAAATTCTCAATGGAAGATGTCCCGCCTAATCATTTCTTTTTAGAATACATTGCAAGGCCCCAAACAGCCGAGATGTTTTTTGAAGATGTTCTAATGGCGTTAGTATTTTACGGAATGCCGATACTTGCAGAAAATAATAAACCTAGATTGCTTTATTATTTAAAAAGGAGAGGTTATAGAGGTTATTCAATTAATAGACCAGATAAAATTTGGAATAAATTATCTCCAGCTGAAAAAGAAATTGGAGGAATACCAAATTCATCACAAGACATAATGCAAGCACACGCTTCAGCTATAGAAACTTATATTGAAAATCATGTTGGATTTAATAATGAATGTTATGGATCAATGTATTTCCAAAAAACATTAGAAGATTGGGCAAGATTTAATATAAATAATAGAACTAAACACGATGCTTCCATTAGTTCTGGGCTAGCTATAATGGCTTGTAATAAGCACTTGTACACTCCAACAACGCCTTATGAAAAACCTAAGGCAGAATTAGGATTTAAAAAATATAATAATAGCGGACTAAGTTCACAAATAATACAATAAATGAGTTATACTAATAGTAATAGTGTTTTCCCAAGTCAGGTAGTACCGGATGAAGAAAAACAAAGTTTAGAGTATGGAAAACAAGTGGCTCAAGCAATTGAGTATGAGTGGTTTAATAATAACGGTGGTGCAGGAAGTTCTGGAGGTTTATCAGGAGGCGGGATGCCGGGAGGTAGATGGGGAACTAATTGGCAAAAATACCATAGTTTAAGATTATACGCAAGAGGAGAACAGCCAGTACAAAAATACAAAGATGAATTATCTATTAATGGAGATTTATCTTATTTGAATTTAGATTGGAAACCAATACCTGTTATATCAAAATTTGTTGATATAATTGTTAATGGTATTTCTAATAAAAGCTATAAGATTAGGGCGGTAGCTCAAGATCCTCATTCGGTAATTAAAAAAACGCAATACACTCAATCTATATTGCGTGATATGATGGCAAAAAAATTATTGAATAAGATACAAGATACTTTTGGAGTTAACTTATACAATACTCAAAACCCAGAATCATTACCTGAGGACCAGGATGAATTAGAAATTAACTTACAATTAAACTTTAAGCAAGCTGTTGAGATAGCGGAAGAAGAAGTAATAAATAATTTTTTAGCACTTAATAAATACGATTTAATAAGTAAAAGATTAAATTACGATTTAACCGTAATTGGCATTGGGGCTACAAAAACAAGTTTTAATAGATCTAATAGTATTACTATAGATTATGTAGACCCTGCAAATTTAGTTTATTCTTATACAGAAGACCCAAATTTTAGGGATATATATTATGTAGGAGAAGTAAAGTCAGTAAGTTTAGAAGAAGTAAAAAAACAATTTCCTGGATTGTCTTATGAAGACATGAAAGAAATAGAAAAATACCAGGGGAATACAAGCTATGTACGAAATTATAATGGTACTTATCAGGACGGAAATATCGTTCAAGTATTATATTTTGAATATAAAACATATTCTAATCAAGTATTTAAAATAAAACAAACAGAACAAGGTCTAGAAAAAGCTTTAGTTAAAACAGACTTTTTTAATCCGCCGCCAAGTGATAACTTTAATGTAGTATCAAGATCAATAGAAGTATTATATAGTGGGGCTAAAATATTAGGGCACCCAAAAATGCTGGAATGGAAATTGTCTGAAAATATGACACGCCCAATTGCTGATACAACTAAGGTTGATATGAATTATGCAATTACGGCCCCAAGAATGTATCGTGGCAGAATTGAATCTTTAGTTAATAGAATTACTACCTTTGCGGATATGATTCAATTAACACATTTAAAATTGCAACAGGTATTATCTAAGATGGTACCGGACGGGGTATTTGTAGATGTTGATGGATTAGCCGAGGTTGATTTAGGTAATGGTACAAATTACAATGCAGCTGAGGCATTAAATATGTATTTCCAAACAGGTAGTATTGTTGGTAGATCAATGTCCCAAGATGGCGGCATGAACCCAGGTAAAGTGCCAATTCAGGAATTACAAACATCGGCAGGTAATGCTAAAATACAGTCGTTAATTACTACGTATCAATATTACTTACAAATGATCCGTGATGTAACCGGATTAAATGAAGCGTCTGATGGTAGCACACCAAGTAGAGATGCTTTAGTTGGTATACAAAAGATGGCTGCGGCAAATTCAAATACTGCAACACGCCATATATTAGAAGGAAGCTTATTCTTAACACAAAGAATATGTGAAAATATATCTAAGAGAGTAGCGGATGCATTGAATTACCCTATGACAAATAATGCTTTAACACAAAGTATATCTATATTTAATACTGAAACGTTAAGAGAATTACAGTCATTAGATATTCATGACTTTGGTATATTCTTAGAATTAGAGCCAGACGAAGAAGAAAAAGCGCAATTAGAACAAAACATACAAGTAGCTTTACAATCAGGTGGAATTGAACTTGAAGACGCGATTGATCTAAGAGAGATTAAAAATCTTAAGTTAGCCAATCAATCTTTAAAATATAAAAGAAAGAAAAAGTTAGAAAGAGATCAAGCTGTTCAGCAAGCTAATATACAGGCTCAAGCACAAGCAAATGCCCAAGTAGCGGAATCTGCTGCATTATCAGAAGTGCAAAAGCAACAAGCAATGGCTGAAACAGAAATTCAAATTGCACAGGCAAAGAATCAATTTGAAATACAAAAAATGGAGTTTGAAGCGCAATTGAAGAAACAATTGATGATGGAAGAATTTCAATATCAAATGCAGTTAGCACAGGTACAAGCTCAAGCAAACACTGAAAAACTAAATAAGATAGAAGATAGAAAAGACGCTAGAGAAAAATTAAGAGGTACACAACAATCCGAATTAATTAATCAAAGAGAAAATAACACAATGCCTAAAGACTTTGAGTCCGCTGGGTTTGATAATATGGGAGGGTTTGATTTAGCCCAGTTTGAACCAAAATAAATTTTATTAATAATTATATAATATTTTATCATGTCAGAACAAGTACAACAAGAAGGAGAGTTTAAGCTTAAAGCTAAAAAAACTACACCTAGGAAATTAGTTAAAGACAATCAACCTATAAAAGTTGATTTAGCTACTCCTGCGCAAACAGAGGAACCAATAAAAGTAGTAATTCCTAAAGAACAATCGGATGCCATTCAAGAACAAAGCACAACAGAAAGCGTGTTACGCCCAGAACAGCCCGAAATGGGATTGCAAGAAGTGGGACAAGGAAACGAAGGGCCCGTTGAAAATGCTATTGAAGAAATCAATCAGCAAGAAATAGCTCAAGAAGTAATAGATTTAGAACAAGAATTAAAAGAACAAGTTCAAGAGCAAAATAATACTGGTAGACAATTGCCAGAAAACATAGAAAAGTTAGTGTCTTTTATGGAAGAAACTGGAGGGACAGTTGAAGATTACGTTAGATTAAATGCTGACTATTCAAATGTTGACAGTAATACCTTATTAAAAGAATACTATAAAAATACAAGACCTCATTTAAATGATGAAGAAATTGAATTCTTAATAGAAGACAATTTTGATTATGATGAGGATCTAGACGATGAACGCGATGTCCGTAAAAAAAGACTCGCTTTTAAAGAGGAGGTTGCAAAAGCTCAAGCCCATTTGGAACAAATTAAGAGTAAATATTACGACGAGATCAAGTTGAGACCGGGCGTTACTCAAGAACAACAAAAGGCAATGGACTTTTTTAACCGATACAACAAACAGCAGGAATCAGCCCAAGAGCAACACTCTAGATTCAAAGATGAAACTAAAAAATTATTTACACAAGAATTCAAAGGTTTTGAATTTAATCTTGGTGAAAAAAGTTTTAGATATGGAGTTGCAAATCAAGAAACATTAGCTGAAAAACAATCAGATATTTCAAATCTTATTAAGAAGTTCTTAAATAAAGATGGAGAAGTCACGGATGTTAAAGGTTATCACAAAGCGATTTATGCAGCAGAAAATGCGGATACTATTGCAAGACATTTTTATGAGCAAGGCAAAGCCGACGCAATTAAAGAGGTTGTTGCAAAATCCAACAACATAAGCGACGCCCCTAGGACTGTTCCTAATGGCGATGGATTTATAAATGGATTTAAAGTCAAAGCTATAAATGGTGTTGATTCTTCTAAATTAAAAATACAAACAAAAAAATTTTAACATTAAAAGCAAAAAATTATGGCAAACATGGTTAACACCCAAACGGGTACCCCTTACGGGTCTATCAAACCGTCTCAAGCACAACAAATACTTGATACGAATTATTTAAACTTTACTGATGGAAGTGGTAAAAACTTCTCTCAACAATATTTACCAGAAATCTACGAAGCAGAAGTAGAGCGTTATGGAAACAGAACTTTATCTGGATTCTTACGTATGGTAGGTGCTGAAATGCCTATGTCTTCTGATCAAATCGTTTGGTCTGAACAAAATAGATTACACATTGCTTATAACAATGTATCAGTTACTGGAGCAAATACATTATCATTTGCAGTAGATAGTACTTCTGGTAACAACTTTGTTAACAACGTTATCTCTGCTGGACAAACTTTGGTAATTATGAGCCCATCTACTGGGAAAGAACTTAAAGTATATGTTCAAACTTCTACTGCTGCTGGCGTAAACCCTGCGGTTATTACAGTTCTACCATATACCCAAACAGCATTAAACGCGGGTACAGTTACATTCCCTGTTACAACTGTTGGATCTGGAGATCTTAAAATCTTTGTTTATGGATCTGAGTTCAAAAAAGGTTCTACTGATGCTTCTTTAAATTCTGTAACTCCTTCATTCACTCAATTTAGTAATTCACCTGTTATCATTAAAGAGAAATACGCTATCTCTGGATCTGACACTGCTCAGATTGGATGGGTTGAGGTTGCTACTGAAGATGGTACTTCTGGATACTTATGGTATTTAAAAGCTGAATCTGAAACAAGATTACGTTTTGAGGATTACTTAGAAATGGTAGTTATTGAAGGTGAATTAGCTACTAACACTAACTTAACTGGATTGAAAATTAAAGGTACTCAAGGTCTTTTCTCTGCTGTTAAAGAAAGAGGAAACATTGTAAATAACTTTACAGCCGCTGCTGGATTATCAGATTTTGATTCTATCTTAAAAGGATTAGATACTCAGGGGGCTATTGAAGAAAACATGTTCTTCCTAAACAGAGCTACTTCTCTTGACTTCGATGATATGTTAGCTTCTTTATCTTCTGGCGCTGCTGGAGGTGTTGCTTACGGTTTATTCGAAAACTCTGAGCAAATGGCTTTAAATTTAGGATTCTCTGGATTCAGAAGAGGTTCTTATGACTTCTACAAAACTGACTGGAAATATTTAAATGATGCATCTACTCGTGGAGGTATGGCTAACACATCTATTGATGGTATCCTTGTTCCTGCTGGAACATCTACAGTTTACGATCAAATGTTAGGTACTAATATCCGTAGACCATTCTTACACGTTCGTTACAGAGCTAGTCAAGCTGATGATAGAAGAATGAAAAACTGGATCACTGGATCTGTTGGAGGTGCTTTCACTTCTGATCTTGATGCAATGGAGGTACACTTCTTATCAGAAAGATGTTTAATTACTCAAGGAGCAAATAATTTCGTATTGTTTACTTCTTCAATCTAAAAACCCGGTAGTATTACCCTCGTTGAAACGGCGAGGGTAATTATTACCTTTAAAATAAATTATTAAATTATATTATATTATGGCAACAAAAGCAAATACAAAAGCAAAAGAAATTTTAGTTGACGATGAAATCGCAACACAAGAATATACCGAAGTGGTTGAAAAAGTAATACCGGTAAAAAAAGAACCACAAAAACCAAAATGGGAAATAAAAGACCGTTTATATATATTAGCGGACGGATATGCTCCACTAACATTTACTCTACCTTGTAGACATACATCACGTTACCCATTAATTTGGTTTGATAAAACTACTGGACAACAAGAAGAATTACGATATGCAACAAACCAAAATTCACCGCTAGTTAGTGAACAGAAAGGTCAAGTTACTTTAGGCCATATTGTATTTGAAAATGGTATTTTAAATGTGCCAAAAGAAAGACAAAATTTACAAAAGTTATTATCACTGTTTCATCCTGGATTAAATATTAAATATAATGAGTTTGATGCTACAATTGAAGCTGAGGATGATTTAGATGATTTAGAATTAGAGGTAGAAGCAATGAACATGGCATTGGAAATGGACATTGATTCGGCTGAAGCAATAGTTAGGGTTGAAGTTGGATCTAGAGTTAATAATATGAGCTCTAAAGAAATTAGAAGAGATTTATTATTGTTTTCTAAAAGGAACCCTTCTCTATTCATTGAATTAGCAAATGATGAAAATGTACATCTTAGAAATGTTGCAATTAGAGCATCTGAAACTGGTGTCATAAGATTATCACAAGATCAAAGAACATTCCATTGGGGTGATAATGATAGGAAATTAATGACAGTGCCATTTGATGAAAATCCATACTCAGCAATGGCTGCATTCTTTAAAACTGATGAAGGTATTAACGTCTTCCAGTCAATAGAGAAAAAATTAAAATAATACGTAATACTAATATTAGGCGGTACCGAAAGCTACCGCCTTAATATTATAATAAAATAAGCAAATGGCGGTAAATGTAGATATAGTTTATAGAACTGTTTTATTAATACTTAACAAAGAATCAAGAGGCTATTTAACCCCTGATGAATTTAATAAAACGGCGGCTCAAGTACAATTAGAAATATTTAATGAATATTTTGAAGACTTGAACCAACAATATAGAATTAATAGCAATGATAGCGAATATAGTGATCGTGTAAAAAACTTAGAAGAAAAGATAGCTATATTTCAAGAATCAGCTCCATGCAATTATGCTAGTGGAGTATTTACATTAAATATACCAATATCAAGTCCACAACCTGAACTTTACAAGTTAGGTACCGTTATATACAAAGATGAAAAAGAAGTTCAATACGTTCAGCCAAATGAATTGTTAGAACTTAATTTATCACCAATTACTAAACCTACAACGTATTGGCCTGTATATACATATAAAAATTTTAATATTAAAGTATACCCAACTACAATTATTGGAGCTGGAGTAATATCATGCACCTATGTAAGAAAGCCATATAATCCTATATGGAACTTTACAGCTACTGCACCAACTTACCAATATGTATACAGCCCTGGAACATCTCAAAATTTTGATTTGCATCCAACTGAGCAAACAAATTTAATAACTAGAATATTACTTTATTCAGGTATAGTTATTAAAGACCCACAAGTTATACAAATAGCTGCGCAGCAAGTACAAGCAGAGAATATTAATTCTAAAAGCTAATAAAAAATGGCTACACCAAACGATGGTTTAATCACCGAAACAAATAGACAATACTACGAAGGAGCTCAAGGATTTGTACAAAGTACTGCGGGTAATTTAACCTTTTTAACTACATTTAATACGGATTTGGTTTACGGAAGTTCGGACCCATTAAATGTAAATTACGCTTTAAATAATTATAAATTATACACCAGCCTAAATGGGTATCCTGGAAGTTTTACAGAAGTTATTGCTAATTATTCCGTTGTTGGCAATGCAATTGTGTTTACTGCGGGTAATGCGCCTGCATTGGGCACTTATATTGTAGTTCAATTAAAAACATTAGATGGAGGAAAGTACGGCACTACTCCGGCTCAAATGGCTTATGGCAATGTAGTTGAAACCAATTACGGAAGTTATTCTTATATCATATTAAATGATATTATAAATAATTTTATGGTTGCTTATGTTGGTAAAGATAAATTAATTCCTTCTGTAAAAAGAACTGATGTAATATTTCATGCTAAAAGAAGTTTGCAAGAATTTAGTTATGATACCTTAAGAAGTATACATTCTGCAGAATTAAATATACCACCAAGTTTAAGCGTGGTATTACCACAAGATTATGTTAATTATGTTAAGGTTTCATGGATAGATCATCAAGGTGTAAAACATCCGCTTTATCCAACAAATAATTTAACTACAGATCCATATACAAATCCAATTCAAGATAATAGAGGAGTGCCCGTGCAGGATAATTTTGGATCTAATATAGAGGGAGATTCTTTAACTGAAAGGAGATGGAAAAACAATGATGTCTACCAATTAACCAATAATTTTAATAATGGCGGAGAATGGGCGGACAATGGATATGGCTTGGATAATTGGTTATGGTATGGTTACTTTGGGCAAAGATATGGACTAGATCCGCAATATTCAAATGGGAATGGTTGGTTTACTATAAATGATAGAGAAGGTAAAATATCTTTTAGCAATGGCCTTGTTGACAAATTGATTGTATTAGAGTACATATCAGATGGACTCGCATATGATTTAGATACAAGAGTTCCTAAACTGGCTGAAGAAGCGATGTACGCGCACATTTTACACGCTATTTTATCTTTAAGAGCTAATCAGCCGGAATATATAATTAATCGCCTTAAACAAGAGAAAACGGCTAAATTAAGAAATGCAAAAATAAGATTATCAAATATAAAACTAGAAGAGATTACTCAAGTATTAAGAGGTCAATCTAAATGGATTAAACACTAAGAATATGGCAGAAATAAAAAATAGTTTTTTAAAGGCCAAAATGAACCAAGATGTGGATGATAGACTTATCCCAAATGGAGAATATAGAGAGGCACTTAATATATCAGTAGGTAAATCTGAAAGCAGTGATGTTGGTACCTTACAAAATATTTTTGGTAATATTAGAGTAGATGCGAAAAATAGAATTGTTGGTGCAGAATGTATTGGGTACTTTATGGACAATGTTAATAATTGTATTTACCAATTTATAACTAATGAAGGAGATAACCAGACTGATCCAATAACACATCAAATAACCGTATATAATTTTACAACTAATATAAAGACTGTACTTGTAGAGGGGGATTTTTTAAATTTTTTAAAGTCTAAGCCAATTACAGCTGTAACTTTAGTGGAAAATTTATTATTTTGGACTGATTATAATAATCAACCAAGAAAAATAAATGTTAATTTAGCTAATCCAAACGGCTTAACAGTTCCAACATATTATACCACAGAAGAACAAATATCAGTTGCAAAGTATGCACCTATAGAACCGGTATCTTTAGTTAGAAAAGCAGTTACAACTGCCACGGCCATTGTTTCTGGGAGTACTGTTATACCCGTAGCAAGTACAACAGGCATTGTAGTTGGTATGACGGTAGTTAGCGGTACTAATATAAATGGTTTGGATTATGTTTTAGTGGAAAGTATCGGCGTTGGTTCAGTTACAGTTTCTAAAAATGTGTCTTTAGCTCTTGATGAAAGACTTACATTTTTAATTTCAACAATGAGCGACAAATCCTCTGATCCGCTTTGGCCAGGAGATCCAGCATTCTTAAAATCAAAATACGTTAGATTTAGCTATAGGTTTAAATTAGATGATGGGGAATATACTTTAATGGCTCCATTTACACAAATAGCATATATACCAAATCAAAAAGGCTATTTTTTAGAGGGTAATGAGAATGAAGCCTATACAAGTACCGTGCTAAAATGGTTTGAAAACAATGTAAATAATATTAAACTTTTGATTCCGTTCCCTGACGTTCTTTCAAAAGTTAATCAATCATATAAGATACAAGCATTAGATATATTATATAAAGAATCCGATGGAGCTGCAATACATGTAGTAGAAACCATCCCTTACGGGGCCTTTTCTATTAATACAGTAAATAATATATACGAATACGATTATCAGTCTAGAAAACCGTATAAAACATTACCTGAAGATCAAACAACAAGAGTTTATGATATGGTGCCTGTTAAAGCAAAGGCCCAGGAATCAGCAGGTAATAGAATAATATATGGTAACTTTTTAAAGAACCATACTGCGCCGGAATCATTGGACTATCAAGTTTCTGTAACTAAGAAGCAAGATACATCCACAAGTTTTGTAGAATATCCCAATCATACTTTAAAACAAAATAGAACTTACCAAGTAGGGTTTATTTTAGCAGATAAATTTGGAAGACAATCTTCCGTTATACTATCTTCATTAGATACAATAAAAAGCACAGTAGATGGAGTATCTTATGGTGGATCAACAATTTTTTCGCCTTATTATTCTAGTGCTGATTTAGCATTGGGGTTTGTAAAAAATTGGTTTGGAAATGCTTTAACCGTATTAGTTAATAGCCCTATTTCTTCTACAAAAGCGCCAACTGGCGAACCTGGATTATATGCAGAACCCACTTCTTCATCAGGGTTTACATTAACTGGAACTACTACAATAACAGATTCAACATATACTTTTACTATTAGTGGATCTTCTGGGGCAGCCCCTATAGTTGGTGAATACTTAAGAGGCGAATATACAGATTATGTAAAAATAACGCAAAGAACCGGTAGTAATCCATATACCGTTACCACAAGTGGGAGAGTAAATAGCTCTTACTTAAGAGATACACAAAGCGATCCAAAGGATATTAAATATGCTTATAGTATAAACGCATTGGGATGGTACTCATATAAATTAGTAGTACGTCAACAAGAACAGGAATATTATAATGTTTATTTACCAGGAATGTTAAATGGATACCCAGCTGGGCAAACCTATGGGTCGCAAGTAGTCTATTCCGTGGGGGGAACGCCTAGTAATGCCAATGGTATTAATACCACTATATTCCCAATAAATGAAAATAATAGGGTAGCTCATACGGTATTAATAAATGATAATATAAATAAAATACCAAGAGACTTAGTTGAAGTTGGGCCAGATCAGAAATTATATAGAAGTAGCGTGCAATTATACGGTAGAGTCGAAAATACTATTACAGTAACCGGTGCTATTACGTCTTTTCCAAATAATAAACAATATTTCCCATCACAAAAAGCAGATACAGCTATTGCTATTTCTACTTCAACAGATTTAGGATTTTTACCAAAGACTGTAGATAATGATTTAGGTTCGGCGGTATATAATTTTTACCAATTAGAAACACAGCCTTCTATAGCTAGGATATCAACAACAAATAGCATTGGAGTACTTGCTTATCCGAATATTAGCACATTTGGACCGCCCCCTAGCGGAGGTGCGCCTATACAAGATCCTCCTGATGTAAAAAATATGGCACCGTATTTAAGTGTATATGAAACTAAACCAGTATACTCTTTATTAGACGTATTTTGGGAAACCTCTACAACGGGATTAATTTCAGACTTAAACGCAGATGTTTTAACGGGTTATGACGGGGCGGTGGATTTATCTAATATATTATGGACTTTTACGGAGGCATCGGACCCTAATAATATTGCTGCTAGTAAATATATAACAAACGCGTTTTGGCCAGAATCTAATACGGGTATACCTATTAATTCTAGCGGAGCAGTACTAACTGTAAATGACGCAAATAATATACCAGTTAATTACTTTGGACTTGAATCAACAATAGTTAATCCAGGCCCTAGTCAATATTTATCTTATAGAATATATTTATTACCAGGATCTGATTTTGTGTTTATAAGAGATATATCCTTAACTACATTTTTCTTTTCTATAACATTATTAACAGGTAATAATATAGCGCCAACAACCTATGTTAAAAGCCAACAACTTAAAAATGTAACACCAACAATAACTACTCCGGCTACATTAACATTTCCTGTTGAATTAGGTTCAACAATACCGTCAAGTGATCCTATTTTTGTCTGCAAAGCAAAAAACGGAGCAACATTGCCATCTTTACAAATGCAAGAATTAGTCTGGGATATTATTGATTCAGGATCAACAGCAGGTTGGGGAGCATATTTTAGCGTTCAAAGCGCAGCCGGCGGCGAAGCTATAGGTGTTAATCCAGGAGACGGCTTAATATACCTTAATGCAATTTTGCCTTTAGTGCCACCCGTTTGGAATTTAAATGTGCGTGTACGAGACGCTGTTACGGCCGCTGGTCCATTGTTAGGACCAACCGGATATAGTACAGAGCAAGACACATGTGTATTAGAGGTTTCGTTAGCTTCAATTCCAATTTGTGGAAGGGAATGGACTGCTACTAATTTTTCAGGGATTACTTATGCAGATAATACGCCTATACCTGGCCCTATTACAAACGCTGCCGATTGGGCGGCGCAAACGGCGGGGGCTTGGTGTTATCCTAATTTTAACCCTGCAAATGAGGCTCAATTTGGTAAAATTTATAATGGTTATGCAATACAAGGTATTTTTAACCCATTAGATACTACTCAAAGAAAACAATTTGCTCCAAATGGATTTAGAATACCTTATGCTGCTGAATTAGGCCTTACTTTTGGTAGCCCTTGCGCATTAGGGTGCGTTACGGGTAACGATTTAAAATTAATAGTGCCATCAACAAACTGGGTAGTTGGAGCCACTGGTGACAACAGTTCTGGGTTTAATGGAGTTGGATCAGGTTGGATTAATGGTACAACTGGAATTCCCACTAATTTTAAAGAATATGCAGGATTCCACGCAAGGCAAGGGCTTAATGGCAATGGTTATGCGGCTTGGGGATTATATTATAATACTAACAGCTTAGCTGCTCCAGGGACGCCTAGTGCAACAACAGGATATTCTGTTAGGTTTATAGATAATAATATTGATTCAATGATAGCTACAAAGCCGCCATTATCACCTTCGTGTACATTTACTTATGTAGATTTAAATGGAAATTCTGTTACTGTTACTTTAGACGAAAATAATCCAGGCCCATTTCCTTTTGATACAATATCAAGTTGCACCGTTACAGGAACATGCACCATTACATAAGGTTAAAAATTAAAAAAAATAAGTGATTATAATATATGAGCGCAACAATAGAATTAAAGTATTTTAACTCTTTTTGGTTAAAAAAAATGCAAGCAGTAGTTGACGTGCTGCCTACAGTTCCGGCTACTCCACCAACATATAATAATGCTACAGCGAATGTTGCGGCTTTAGCAACTACATTTGTGTTGGTCAATGCTCAACTTAATGTTGGCGCTGGCCAAGCTATATATTATACTATAGGTGGATCTCAGATTACAATATTTGTAAAATCAATTTTGCCAGATAATAAAACGATTACATTGATGTATCCGGTTGTAACGCCATTTTTAGCAGCAACTAATTTAACATTTGGGGACATAGTTGATTTTAAATATGTTCCATCTCTTTACAATGCTAGCACTAATGATTGGTATATTGAGGAGGCTAGAATTAGAGGGGGTTATAATAATATTAGTGTTGATTTTGGCGTAAAAGCTTATATTGTAGAGGATAATAACAATCAACAAAACCGATTAAATTCATTGATTTATTCAGGTATATTTAATTCAAGAACCGGTGTAAATAATACTAATCAATTTTCAGTTGCTGAAGACATAACAAGATCTGTGGATCCTTCAAATGGATCAATACAAAAATTATATGCAGAAGATACAAACCTTATTATATTCCAAGAATCAAAAGTAAGTAGAGCGTTAATTGACAAAGACGCGATATATACAGCCGAGGGGCAACCAATGACCACATCAGGCTTACAAGTAATTGGACAAATACAATCATATTCCGGGAATTACGGTATATCAACAAACCCAGAAAGTTTTGCTGTTTATGGATATAGAAAATATTTTGTTGATAAAAATCAAAATGTTGTTTTAAGATTATCTCAAGACGGTATAACTGAAATATCAGCTTATGGAATGCTCGATTTCTTTAGGGATAAATTAAGTAGTGTTGGAGATAGTGGTAGAATTGTTGGGGGATGGGACGCTCATAATAAACAATATGTTGTTTCTATTCAACCATCAGCATTGGCATTAGACAACAAAGGATTACCATATGAACCATTTACATTAGCTTTTGATGAAGATTCATTAGGGTGGGTTAGTTTTTATAGTTATATTCCTGAGTATATGGATGGATTACTAAATAATTATTATAGTTTCAAATTTGGTAATATTTGGAAACATTATTCTCAGAGTGTTATTAGAGGAACTTTTTACGGCGTTGCTAATAATTCTTCTGTAACATTTGTGTTTAACTCACAACCTTCTTTGATAAAAAACTTTAATACAATAAATTACGAGGGAACTTTGGGCTGGCAAGTTGATAGTATAGTTACAGATACAGATCAATCTATTACTGTTTATCCTGCTTTTATGCCTCAAAGTTTATCTCAAATGGAATTTAGTTTATTCACTAATAACTTTAAAAGAAAAGAGAATAAATACTTTGCTAATATATTTAATAATACTGCTGTAGGTGGAGGAGATATTGTATGGGGGCAATCTATGTCGGGCGTTAAAGGATTATATGCAACGTGTACAATGAGCCTTGCAAATAGCACTTATAATTATCAAGGTGAGTTATACGCGTGCTCAACTGAATATGTGGAATCATCATATTAAAATAAAAATTAAAAATTAAAATTATACACTATGTGGGGAATGTTAATTGGAGCTGGAGTTTCAGCAATAGGTGGATTAATGGGAGCAAGTGGTGCCGCAAAAGCACAGAGAGCTGCACAAGCAAAAGCCGATGCTGCTAATGCAAGGTTAAACGCATTGGAAAAAAGCAGACAAGCTATTATAAATCCTTATGCAGCGACTAAAGACTTATCATCAATGGCTAAAAATGCCTATGCAAATATAGGGGTTGCTACTCAGGCTGCAAAGTTTCAAGCAGAAGAAAACGATTTAGCATTAGCTAACACATTC